AGATCCAGTAAGATAATCATCACGGACAACACGAATGCCTTCATGCTCTACAATTTTAGGAGTGCCATAAGGATCTTCCCAGTCACCTGCTAGTTCAAGGTAATACTCTTTAGTTTCCTCTAGCGAACTCCATGGGAATGGCCGAAGGTCTTTATTGATACCATCAATAACGTGATTATTATGCGCATCAAGGTAATACTCTTTAGTTTCCTCTAGCGAACTCCATGGGAATGGCCGAAGGTCTTTATTGATACCATCAATAACGTGATTATTATGCGCCAAAAGCGTTTTCTCCAAAATCGTTTCTACGATAGAATGGTGGTGCAATGTGGAAGCTACCACCAAATTCCATGTAGGTTGTTGCGTATTTCTCTGGATCCATTGTATACCAGAACTCAGGTGGTTGTACAACACTAACTTTGTTGTTATGAAGTTCCTCAATGAAATTGGAAGTCAATGCTTTACGCTCTTCCAATGATCCAAAGAATGGAGTCTTCTTATAATAACCGGTTTTAGGAACACGACGACCTTCAAACTCTACAGGAACCGGTGCGGCAAAACTCACCTTACAGTTATATAGCGATTCTAATTCTTTACCCTGACGGACGTATTCACCAATAAATTCTTTTAGATTAATATCATGACGAAGCAAGTGATGGCGAATATCAATAGATCCAAGCGATAGCGTAATTTCACCAAATGGTGTCATACCACGGAACATATTTTTAAGGCCTTCTTTCAAAGCTCCATGTAGAGTTTTACCATCATTGCGCAGAACATGATCATACGCACGACTGAAAGAAATTGAGTGTGAATCGCCAAGAGTAATGCCAGTCAATAGGGGATTTGTATCTTGTTGCTTTAGAGAGGGAATAGAAGCAATTCTAGCCGAGACAGCATCACACCATTCTTCAGTAATACCTTCATATGTAGTTTTAGCAGTAAGTCGCTTCTTCAATTGAGCTCCATAATCAGGCATGTCATGATCAAGTGATACTACATGCTTACAGGCCAAGACCAGATTAATACGATCATAAACTGATTTATCGGCGCCACCAAACAAATTCAGTGTGCCACCAAAGTTGGCGCCGTGATCGATGTAAACTGTATCAAACTGTCGGATCTGTGACGAACACTTATGGTCAATAGCAGCGCCAAGTTGGTGGCTCCATACTTTAGACCAACCCAAAGTATGCGACTTAGGATTGACCGGAATGTTTGAAATTGGATTTGTGATTACGCTTGTCATATTAGTTCACCAAATTAAAGTGCTTTTCGTATACGTGCAAGTTCATTACTTGCCAATACAAATCACCCATTTCAAGCTTAGGTGTCATGCCACGGAATACAAGAGCATTAATCATATTGCTCATAAGATACTTTGCCCATGCATAGTCATTCTTATAACCAAAGACTACATCATTGCTGCGCATCTGGGATACCATATGGAGTTTACTGTCACGGATATAGAATGTCTGAGCATTGGTACAGATAAAGTCATTCTTTCCATTTTCATTATACTCTACCCAAATTGATGGGCGATTATAAATCATTTGAGCACGACGAGAATCTGGATTTGATACTAGTTCATCTGCGGCATTCTGAAACTGGCGAAAGTACTTTTCAGAGAATAGTAGGTGACCATAGTTTGAATTGATTTCGCCATTATGGTTAGCCGAATATTTCCATGCGGCAGGTGGCTGTTTGTCTTTATGAATGTCGTTAATATTTGTTGACATTGATTCATACCATGCAATCTCTGCATCAATATATTCCTGAGATGGAACACCGAAGATGGATGGTTCATCAGCAATAAACGATGCGCCTAGCATCTCAATAGTCTTAGCACCAGTTTTATCAATCGTATATCGTTGCGCTGCCAGTTCGTCAAAGAAGTGGTCACGAATATCAGTCACTTTTAGCATTATCAGCTACTCTCTTTCTAAGTCCAGATGATGAAAATCTATGGTTCCGTTTGTTGAAGTGGAACTCAATACCTATTTTACGACAAATATCTTTGCCTGTAAACTCTTTTTCTTTATATTCTTCTCCTAGAATACGAATGTTAATTGGATACATTTCTAGAATATCTAGGAGATCTTGTTCAGAATTATATACTACAATCTCATCAACATATTTCACTGCCGATAGTTGTGCGTATCTTTCTACAATAGTCTGAACGGGTTTATTCTTATCAGGTCTATCATAACTTGGATCGATTTGTAAACCGCAAATAAGATAATCGCATTGAGACTTGGCTTCGCGCAACATCATAATATGCCCGGCGTGAAGCAAGTCAAATGTGCTACAAGTAAATCCAACTTTCATGTTTATCCTATTTTTTACGTCTACGTTTTTTATTAACTGTTCGACGAACATCAAAAACTATTTTAAATCGTGGTAGAATTTCAATTCTAAACCAGCCTAGTCTAAAGTTAAGTCTCATTTTTTTCCACTTGCTTTATATTTGATCGGATTAAGAGCCTTTGCTTTTTTCTTTAAGCTTTTGTTTTCACGAATTGCACCAGATTTAGTTTTTACTAGTCTAGATTGTTTTGCCATGTCACACATTTCCATTCAATTTAATTAGATTGCGAACCCATTCGATTTTAGCCTCACGAGTCCATCCACTCAAATAATCGTTATCACGATCAAAGAATGTTAGCATTTCATCCTCATCGCACTCATATGTGTCAACAATTTGTTCGCCAAGATGATTCTGAGAAAATTCATTACACTCTTCCATAACAACAGTATCCATAGCCCAGTCGGCAAGGTCTTTGTCTGTCGCCTTTACATCAGTATTCATCTTACGTAGATCATCTTTATGCATCACAAACCGATGATGAAATGTTGAAATTGTTGTCACTACCACATAATCTTTATTTTTCATTTTTATACCTTTTTATAAGCATATTCCAAGGCTCTGTCAGCCTCGATCTCAATAGGACGGTTTTCATACCAACCACCATTTTCCATATCAAATTGCTTACATAGTTCAGCGATTTGAGAAGCTTGAATAGGATATTCCTTATCAATTGCTCTAGCCGATATTGCTACCATGATTTGATACATCTTATGATACCAACCAGTTTCGGTAATAGTAGAATATTCAGCAGCAAGCTTCTTAGGCCAAAACGGGCAATCATGATAACTTGACCAAACAATGTTGGTATTTTGCATCATCGACTTACGGTGATTGACTACTTGCTCTACGAGTTCAGGAGGTAGTCGATCGAGAAACGTGTTACCACTCTTAGCCCTATCTACGTAGGGGTATTTAGCAAGTAAAGAAGATACCCGTAGTGGCTCATTACCGCCACTAAAAATAAAATTATAAGCATCAGCATACGCCGCAGGGATGTAATACATTCTGCTGAGGTCTTTACATTGTTTATCTCCTGCATCGTCCAAGTGAGATTGCAGTGCGAACCAGAAATGTTTGATTTCGTCCACCGCCACATGGCGATCAAGTTCGAATACGAGTCTGAACTTCGGTTTATCAGGACGCGAGCTTGCAGTAGAATAACAAACAAACCGCCAGTTAGAAACCCGTGAATTAACATATTCATTTAGGTCTCCANCAATCTCAATGTCATCAACATCAACAGCNNNCCAACCNGCCCAAGCANNAACGTTTTTGTTGGCTCGAGTAGTATCTGGTTTATATATAGCCGGCGAAAATAATTCAGCATCTACCTTTCCTTTCTTAGGTTGCTTAGATAATTCATATAGGAGTTTCTCTAGCTCGTCAAAGCTAGAGAAATCCATGCGCCGATGCGTTTTGTTATCATAGGCATATCTTTGTTGTTCTTCCCACCAGCGTGGTGGTTTAAACAGCGTTAGGGATATCACCGTGATTATCCTTATGTGTTGGTGGTGTCCATCCAGATGGCTTAAGAAGATCTGGAAGCCCGAATGGGTTTGGTCGACCAGGCTTTACACCAGGCGATTTTGCCATATTCGCTTCGTATACACGATCCCATGCTTTATTAGGATCTACGCCGAATACGTCTAGTGTTCCAATCGCAAAGACGCAAAGGTCAATCAGACCATCAACCACTTCTTCAGCATCACAGCCAAAGAGCGATGCATCAATGGTTTCATTCATTTCTTCCATACACATACTCAGACGGAAGCGTAGATACTTCTGCATAAGTTCTTTATCGTGTTTATTCTTTTCCATCCAATCAGTAACACCAAACTTGTGGTGCATCATGCGGATATCATTAGGCCAGTCGCTCATATTATACTCCAATTGTTGACTTCATTATTATACTTCATATCGACGTATTTGTAAACAGACGTTATCCGAAGATATCGTCCATTGTGATTTTTTCTTCAGCACTCCAGCCAATAGCATCTAGAATTGGCTCAAGTGGATCTAGGAATGTTTTCTGAAACTGAAGGTCATAGTTAACATGCTTATGTAGCTTCAATTCTTCAGGCAGATACTCTGGAAATGCAATGACATTCTCTTTGACTGGATTAGGCATCTTAAGATAACAGAATTTTACTTTCTCACCGGCCTTAATAGTTTCATATGTTGAAGACAAACCATTCATCTTTAGATGGTGATTATATAGCAAGCTCCCACGTACGTGAATGGGCGTACCCTTTGCATAAACGGTTTTGCGCCGTTCCCATTTCTTAAGATCACTCACTCCACGAGGGAAGGCAACTTTCTCGGGAGGAAGCTGTTTAAAGTCTTTCTTAAACTTTGCAATAAAGTCTTGAGTACCATGACGATCGCCAGTAAGCATCATCTTAAACGCCGCCTTAAACTTGTCACGGACAACCTCAGGAGTAGAAGACTTGATGGCTTCAATGCCCATAATCTTCATCTTAGGCTCTGCATATTGCACACCTTCAGAGTTATGAACATTGAGAATATATCGTTTCTTAGCAGTCCAAATACCACGGTCAGCAATAACCTCACGGGCCATAACCATACGTTTGTCAAATGCATTCATGTGATCATATAAGTTGTCATATGATTTCTCTAGCAATGGGATGAAATGTTCTTCACAAATCTTATCAAGTGCTTTAACCGGATCTTCAGGCTTAAGCTTTTTAATCAACGCGCCGAAGTTAACATAAACCGAGTCAGTATCAATAGCAATAACATAATCACGGTCGTTAGTCTGAAGAATACGGTTCATCTCAGCGTTGATAGCACGTTCCGCCCATTGGATAGTAAGCTGACCTGATAACGTAATGCCTTCTGCCATACGCATATCAAAGTAACGGAAATACTTATTACCCAAAGCTCCATACAAAGAGTTAAGAAGAATTTTAATAGCCATCTGACGGTTTTCAAGCTGGTTAATTTGCCGTTCAAGTTCTACTGTTTTATTCTTCTGATACTCTTGTTCACGTGCAAGCATTTCTTTCTTGACAGCCGTACGTTCACTATAGTAATCGACAATAAGCTTAGGCAAGAAACCTTGTTTGTCTTTACGGTATGATGAACCATTGATAGCAACAGCAACATTCATATCCATGGCACGAGGATCAACTGGAGTGTTCATATAATGCTCAACGCCTTCTTGGAAACGACCTTCCATAGATGTGACCAAAGTCTCGGGTGACATATTATATTGAACAATCAAGTTAGGATACAGCGAGTTAAGGTCAAATGATACGACCCAATCGTGTGCTCCAACATGAGGTTCTTTCACGTATCCGCCTGGATAGGGATTCTTAACCTTTGGATCATTAGGTGGAACTGCGATCTTAGATTTACTCAACTCACGGTAAATGATTGAGTCCCAGATTGCGGTGGTTCCCATAGTGTCTTGATAGTTAACACCTCCACGATATGCCATAGTCATAGCGAGTGTAATAAGATCCATCTTTTCATCAATACGTTCCACGAGCATAACGTCTTTGATGTTATAATCGATATAGAGCTGATAGTTTTCTTTATAAAGGTTTTGTAGGTTACCATATTCTTCATACGAAAGCTTGCGTTCGCCAAGAACTACGTATGCAATATGATCAAGTTTATATGACTCTTGAGCGCCGTATGAATAACCAAACTTCTTAAACAGCTCGATGTAGTCCATCTGAGTAATGCCTTTAATATCAAAAGCACACTGTGGTGAACCATTTACGGTAATTTCTTGGCGGTCTACCATATTCCATGGAGAGAAAGCTTTTACTGCTTCTTCAGCTCCGAGGCGGGCAATACGATTTAAGATATAAGGAACATCGAAGAACCTGATATTCCAGCCCGTAATAATGTCTGGGTAATTGCCTTTCCAGAACTTGATATACATCGCAAGCATTTCTACTTCGCTTTTACCACGATGCTCTTGGACAATCACGTCTTTCAGGATAGATTTATCTTTATCCCAGTCACCGAAGTGGAAAACATGATATACGGCAGACTTACTTGACTTATGTGTAATAGCTGTAATAGGATGTGCCGCTTCATCGGGGAGAGGAAAGCCATCTTCGGAATGCACTTCGATATCAATATTAGCAACATTGACCATTGAGCGGTCAAATTTAATATCACCTGGAAATTTATCGGTAATAAACTGATGGATGAAATTAGACGTGCCATATACTTCAGCATTATCAATTTCTTCATAGCGCTTACAAAAATCACGCGCTTCTGACATAGAGTCAAACTTGACAGGGGCAACTGGCCGGCCTTGTAGGGTTTTCCAGCCAGTGTCTATCTGCGACGTGACATACATTGTGGGTTTGAATTTGTATCGGTGTTCAACAGCAGTGCCGTTGTCGGTGTATCCACGATATAGGATACTATTCCCATAACGGGAAACGTTTGTGTAAAAGCTCATACTACCTCCATAATCTAAAATATAATATCACAATTTGAGGTTATCGTACACCCCTTATAACAGCAACAAGATGGTATCTATCTTCATTAGATGCATTAAATGCAGTGTGCATTTTCGATGTGTCAGTCATATACCATTGATTTTGTTTCAAATGCTTTACTTCATCATCAATTACCATAAAACAGCCTTCTTGTGTTTTGATTGGGAAATGTATTCGTTTTCCATAATCGGTATGCCACGATAGACACGTTTGAGGATTTGACCTCATAATCCTAACTCTTCCTAAAGAATATTTTTTGGAAAGTGCATCGTATACTTTTTCAAATGAAGTGTTTCTAAATATACTACATAATTCAGTAAAATCTCTCTCATGTAGTATCTTTTCTTTTTTACTTTTAATCAAATATCCTTCGCCTGAAACGTCCCAGTCCCATTTCATACTTCCGACGCCAATCTGACAATCATCATCGTGATCGACCGGATAATTTAAACATACATTATTGTATTCGCATATAGACTTTAGTTCTTCAAGTAAGTTTTCATACACAGGAAGATCATATAATTCCTCAAAGTTTACCATTATTAAAATATCTCTTCATGTCGTTGTGCCTCTCAACAATATTCATGAGTTCTTCTTGAGCTGCTACTGCTGTATCAAACTCGAAGCCGTCATTAACGTGATTAATGATTGTCCAGAATTGTTCTTTATCCATTGAAGTCATGCAATATATTGACATTGCCGCCATCATGAAATCAAATTCGGTTAGGTCGCCATAAAGATCGTCTTCATTATCTTTAGCCATAAAAAATACCTCCGCATTGCTACAGAGGTATTTATTATATTTTACTTAATCTTTTGTAGAAACGAATGAATACATTTCTTTGGCTTTTGCCATTAGATCTTCCGTGGAATACATCTTATAAGCTTCTTTTAGCTTATCTTCAATGTCCGTACGAGCTTTGTTTCCTTCAGCAACCATGTTCTCATAGAACTGGATGTTCATATGATATTGCTGATCCAAATATTCTTTGGCTAGTTGTAGCATATCTGCACGGATTTCGAATGGATTCTTATTACTCATTTTGTCACCTTTGCCATAGCTTCACCCACTGCATTCGCAAAATCTGTAGTTGATTTTGCAGCAAGTTTAGTGAATTCAGTTTGAGATTTGATAAAATCATTAAGAGGCTTGCTCATTGCCTCATCTTTAACCCAAGTATCTACAAAGATTTTCTTTGCATTTTGAATCATGTCGATAAACATGTTTGTCATATAATCGTTATTCATTTTAGTTCTCCTGTGTGTGATGTCATTATAAAATGAAAAGGGGATTATGTAACCCCCTTTTACATTATTTTTTTGCCTTTAGAGCTGTTAACGTCAAAGCACAATTTCTAGCTTCTTCGTGGTAACCTAGACGATGAAGTTCTTCAACTGCTCTGGCATATCCGATGATTTCAAAGGTTCTAAACAGAGCCTTTCCGAAATTACCGAATGGGTTCACAACGTAATTCATAGCTAATGCAGTCATATTATACCCAACCTTTTAGATTTTTGTTGGTCATGCTATGAACTGTATCATAGATTTCACCTCTGGTAAGACCTATGTCATTTAGCTCACGATCAGTAAGAGCACGGAGCTCTTTGATAGCTTGATTGATTTCACGATGTGTTTGGTACTTAGATTTTAAGTTACCAATGAGGGTCAGCAACTCGCTGACCGGATTCAGTAAGTAGTTCTGGATTGTTAGTATTGTGTGTGTCATTTGAGACCTCGTTGTTTCCAATTGAAATTTTACGAGGACGCTGATTTTCTGGGACTACATACTTCAACTCAATTGCTAGTATGCCGTCTTGAATATCTGCTCCGTGCACTTGCACGTGTTCAGACAATCTAAAGGTGCGTTTGAATTTCTTCGTAGAAATACCACGATGAATATACTCGCGACCTTTTGAAACATGATCACCTGTTACGGTAAGGGTTCTATCATGTAGCTCAATATCGATACCATCTTTACTGAAACCAGCTACTGCAAGTTCAATTAGATAATCCGATTCACCCGTTTTAAGGATGTTATGAGGAGGATAGTTATCGTAGGCATGCTTTGTAACGTGATCAAGTTCTTTAAAGAGGTGATCAAATCCTACAAAGGCTGCAGGTGGAAATGAAGTTGTGTTGATTCGTCTGCTTGTCATTGTGTTCTCCTTTTTCAAGCAAGAATATTAAGAGCCGGATTGTTCCGCACTCAAGTGTATTTATCCTAAAAGGTAAAAAATAAGCTATACCATTACGGAATACCTGATATTACATTTTAGGATAAAATTATTTGTTACCGATGTTATATTTCGGGCAGAGTTCCCATTGCTCTTTTTCTTTGAATGGGATAATTTTAATTTGGCGAAGAGGCGCCAATTGTAATGTATCACCCTTTTTAGCAAACTGAATTAGCCCCCAGTCACTTAAAAGCATAGCAATACTATTTCTACGTTGGATATCATTTACTTCAAGATTTGATTTTTTACCATCGAGAAGAAATAACTCTTTAAAATGCACAATAAAATACCTACCCTGCTTATGCAAGATATGGCAAGACTGATACAATTTCTTATCTTTACGGGATGCTACACCAATTCGCGTTAGTGTTTCTCTAACTTTTAGGAAGTCATCGGGTTCATTCAATGTAACTTCAAGCATGTCAGATGGTGTCCATTGGACATTATTTTCTTGTTCTACCACCTTTGTTCACCTTTTCTCTCAAATTCATTATTTGGTCGGATGAGAGAAGGGGCAAAACTTGGCGGGCTTTTTCATTACTATAGCCATAATATTCTTTTACCACTTCAACATCATTAACCAATTCAGGTTTATTCCATTTAGAAAAGCGCTTTCGCTTTCTAACAATATTTATGAGAAAATGGTATTGTAGTTTTTTATCCAAACTAGCGTGTTTATTCATCTCATTGGCCATCAATATAGTATCATTGAAGTATGAAAGTGAACGATTTACTGTAAAAGGAATATATGCCTTTTCTGCCAAATCATCTATCATTAAATCTTGTTTAGTGGTATTAATAGAGTTCACATATTCAAATGGGTTCATAATATATCCATCATTTTAGAAATGCAAAGTCTGTTTACATCTCCGCGTTTAAATTCATCGTATTTGTTTAGATAATCCAGCCCAAATATAACAGTATTTGAGCTGACTAATCCCATCTTAACACATATTTGCTCCTGTGTAAATCTGTATTTTTCGTACATATCATCAGGGCCATACTTATCTATTAGATCATAGTGAAACATTGCTGTTGCGGTAAGTGGGTACTGCCAATCAGCATAAACTGCCACAGGATAATCATCAATTGTATATAGAAGACCTACGCGTTGCCAACCAGTTCCAAATGTCTTTGAAAGAGAAAAACAAACACTATGGATGTTCTTATATTGGCTAAAATTGAAATCGATATTTCCACATATACCAAAGAAAGCACAATCGATAAAGATAGGAATGCCTAGTTTATCAGCTTCCGCAATTCTATGATGAGAGCCATTACCATCGCCAGAAAATGGGTGACTAATAATAATCACATCTGCTTCAGAAAGATTATGTGTTACCCTATCAGGAAATACCTTTTCATGATACCCGTATTCACCATTAAATACCCCAATTTTGTTATAAAGAGAATATGTTTGATTAAATGCGTCTGTGATACCAGAAACAATATAGCTATATTTTGGTAGCCCATTAACATTTTGTTTAGAGCTATTAATCCAATGGTCTAGCTTATAGTTAAATTTTTCATACAAGGCGGCATCATAATCTCCATGAAATTCAATAGGTCTAGCTGCGCCTGTAATAGGATTAATCATAAAAGCTCTTTCAACTTAGGTGATATAGTTGGACTAATCTTAGACAGCCATAAATCTATTTCTCGGAGAGCATATGGCATTAGATCATCGCTACGCTTTCTCATATATTTAAAATCAAACATAATAACTTTGCCATCTCTTTTAGTCATATTCGATAAAGATCCATTCAATTTATAAACATCAATCTCTTTAAAATATTTATAAATCTCTATTACCTGATATTCAATATCTGGAATATCTTCATATCCCTGAGTAAGCAGATCTGGCCCATAATATTCTTGAATGACATATTTCTCATCAACATGTATTTCAATAAGTTTTGGGACCCAAGGGATTTCATTAAGTTGAATTAAACCAGCTACCTCATTTTTCCATTTATCTTCTATATATTCTTCAGAAAATTCAGATGGTTTGCCGGATGAGGTGATTCCTCCTACCTTAAAGTACCTCTTAATAAGTGTCTTATCTTCGTTTAAATAAACAGATGCAATCTTACCTAAATTAATATGATTTGGATAGGGTGTAAATGGTATCCATTTCATTCTATACCACTATCAATAGAAGGCCACATGACACGCTCAATTCTATCTTCAAGTTTCTGTTTAGTAAGAGACGTTGACTCGCCTTTCTGAACATCAACAGTATCAAAATAAAGTTGAGGTACAGTCTTATGACCCTGTTTTTTAAACCATTCCATAGCAGTATCACTATTAGAAATGTTAACCTCTTGATAAGACATTCCCCACTTCTCAAGGTTTTTCTTTAGATTCTTACAGTAAAAGCATTGATCTTTGGTATAAATTGTTAGCATATTATCTCCTAGAATGATGTTACTGCGTCTACCAGAATTTGAAGACGCATAGTGTCCATAGCAATATCATGACGAGGATCGTGAGCAATAAAGTGTTCAGCCAAATCCTCTGGAACAAAGTTGTTTTTTATATCGCCAGTAATAGCGAGGCCTTCGATGTAGCTGATCGTATCACGAACATCCCACCAAGCGTATGGCTCTGGATTGCCAGTTGCTTTCATAAGAGAAGTCATAAACACCGGATCAAATGTATTTCGGCGTGTATATGTTAGCCCGGGATAATCCGGCATATTCTCTTTATAAAACGAATAGAGTTCAGAGATAGGTCGGTCAAGTGATGGATTAGGAGCAATAGCCTTTTGAGCTTCTTTACTTTGTTTACCCCACCATTCGACCGTCTCTTTACAGATCGTACGTCCATAATTTTTAACCTGATCTACAACATCAAACTTCATAAACTTGGCATTATCAACCAGCTCGTTATATGTATACGGATTTGATGTAAAACGTTTAGGATCGAAGTTAAGCATAGCAAAAGAAACTACTACGCCGTTAACGGGATCCTGTGACATGGTCTCAAAGTCATAGATTGTATTCATTGGATTTGTACCTCAGACATAATTTCGGTCATACAAGCCACAAGATTGAGTTCATGGTCTGCAACGAATGCTGCTTTATACTGATAGTCAGCAAGGATAAGAACGATTTGTGGAATGCTAGCAGGGGCAACTTTATCGTAAATGCGATCATATACGCCACGGATAATAGCTGACGTATCAAGATCCATGTTGTTCACAATCCACTGACGCATCTTTTTAAAGTCTTTGGCTTTAATGTGAGCAAAGAGTTCATCGAATTGACCTTGAGTTCCAGCCATAGCCGTAGCAATATTAAGTTCACCACCATTGCTATTACGTTGGATTTCATTAATAACGCGACGCCAGTCTGGAGTGTATTTCATAATGACTTCTGCAAGATCTTTATCCTGATATGTAACGTTCTCAGTATCAAGAATAGTTTGAAGACGCTTCATCATCTGAGCAGCTAATGGTGCTGTATCCTTTTTGCTCGTGTTGAATTCGTATACACCACAACGTGAATGAAGTGGTTCAATAATACGGTTCTTAAAGTTACAAGTGAGGATAAAGCGACAGTTATCAGAGAATTGCTCAATAAAACCACGCAACGCAGGTTGTGTGGACTGAGCATTCATATAGTCAGCTTCGTCTAGAATAACAACTTTATATCCACCGCCAAAGCTGACAGTAGAAGCAAACTGTTTAATTTTACCACGAAGCGTATCAATGTTACCTTCTTCAGATCCATTGATTACGATATAGTCAAGACCCAACTCGTTACACAAAGCCTTAGCTGCCGTGGTCTTGCCTAATCCAGCAGTACCGGTGAAAAGCATATTCTGCAATTCACCGGTATCTACCATATTCTGAAGTGTCTTCTTAAGTGCCGTAGGCAGAATAGTTTCAGAGATTGTTTTTGGGCGGTATTTCTCTACCCATAGAAAGTCTTTAGACATAATAACTCCAATTCAAGGTTTGTTCATTATAATATATTAGGAGTATAATGTAAACTATTCTTCCTGTGCTGCAGCCTCTTGAGCGGCGGCTTCTGACATAGCAATGAGTTGAACACATTGGTCACGGAGCTGGCCGATTGTAGTAAGTTCTTCACCGCGGAATCCACCACGTTGTACAACAGTATCAATAACTGCCATTGTGCTACGTGCTACGCGCGCTGAGATTTCAATAATTTGTTTGTCCATTTTAGGCTCCGTAAGTTGAGGATTTTTCTAGTGCAATCCAGTAAGTAATATCTTGCTCAGTATGAGTAAAGCGAGACATGAGTTTTGATGAAAGTCCGACCTTATATGTGCCGGGAATGATTTTTAGGTTTGGGATACCAAATACCAATGAGAAGTTTTCATGCTCATATGTTCCAGCGATATCAAGGCTGAATGTATTTGATGTTGGATTTTCTGGGTCAAACACGGTAAGAACCAATGATCCATTAGCAGCGGTAACTGACACAAGAGAATGCCCAAGAGCTGATGCTGCACGTTTGATTTTGTTTAGTGTATCCTGATCAAACTCAAACTCTACTTGGAAACTATCCATTTCCATAGCTTTATCTAGCATAGTGCCGTTAGGCGATGTGAGCATATCAGTATCAGTGAAGAAGTATTTAATCTTTGAACGACCAGTTGAGTCAGAGATAACTGCAAACTTTTCTTCAAATTTAACTTGAGGTTCGTCGACAAGTGAAAGAACACCCAAGAATTCATTCAAGTCGTATACGCCAAATGTGGATGGGAATTCGGCGTCAACAGAAGCAGCAGATAGAATATTACGTGCTTCAGAGATGGTGCAGATACGTGAACCTGCATTGAAAACGATGTTGGAATTAATACCAGCATAGTTCTTAAGGATTTGTGTGGTTGAGTCAGATAGTTTCATAATGTCTCGCTTTCATTTCGCATTTGTATATTGTACATAATATTAAGCAGATTGTAAACTAAAATCTTTCATCTTTGAAAAGTTTTTATCTTTGTAGAATTCAATCTTGTTTTTGAATTTGCCTTCAAGAATTTCGCCTTTATGGCTGATAACAAACACGTTAGTATCATCACCTAGAGTATAAAGGATTTTCATAAGGTTATCAACGCCATCATGATCAAGAGATGAATCAAACGTTTCATCAAGAACCAAAAGATTAGTCGCNACGCTATTTTTCATCTTAGCAATTTGNCGCCACGTGAATAGAAGCGCCAAGTCAATGCGCTGCTTCTCACCCTCAGAGAATGAGTCATATGAAAACGCATCGCGGTGACGTGAACGAATAGTCTCTTTAAACTCTTCATCCAAGTTAAAGTGTACAAAGAAGTCAAGGATTTGTAAATACTGATTAACAAGGTTATTGATAATAGGAATATACTGTTTAATAACTTTAGTTTTAATGCCAGTATCTTTTAGCATCTCTCCCATAACAGCGTTATATGACATTTCTTCATTTAGGATAAGCCTGTTTTCCATCAAAGCGTTTTGCTCAGATTTCATCTCAGACAATTCTTCATTAGCTCTACCAAGATCACCTTCACGGGCGGTCAATCTACTAATGTCAGTATTCAACGAAGAAATACTACTATGAAGTCTATTGATAGTCTGGTTATTGCTATTGATTTCAGATTGACGCTGACGAATAAGTTCAGACGCATCTGTAAATTTAGCAATAGATTCTTCAATACCTGAAGCTTCGTCCGCGATCTTATTCAATGCGCTTTGAAGTTCAGATGCTTTAGACTTTGCAGCTTGAAGTTTAGTAGCTCTGAGATCTTCTTCAATCGATTGCGTACATGTAGGGCAATTGTCATTCTCTTCATAGAACTTAGCATCACCTACTACGCCTTTAATCTGAGCATTGAACTGTGCTTTATATTGAAGCAATGCCTGACGTTTATCAAGTGCTGCATTTAGTCCAGCTTGGGTTTTTTCGCTTTGTGCTTCAATAAAGGCACTAGCAATACCATTTTCAGATTGGATTTGAGAAATCTCTTCTTCAATAGTTTTGATTTGCGTATGCTTAGAATTGATTTCTTCTTCATTCATCTGAGTGATATCACGAATATACTTCTTCTGAGATTCAACAGAATTCTTTTTCAGATCAAGCTGATATGCAATATCTTTAAGTCGATCTTTAAGAACTGAATTCTTCTCTTTGATAAGTGTATTCATTTTAGAAAACACGTTAATATCAAGAAGATCTTCAATAACATCGCGGCGATGTTGTGCAGGTAGCTGCATGAATGGAATAAACGATGAAGAGCCTAGAACAACAATTTGGTGAAAACTTTTATGATTAAGCTTAATAATATTTTGTTCTAATAGCTTCTGATATTCTTTAGCATGCGAGTCTTGGTTAATCATAATACCATTTTTCCAGATCTCAAAGACCTGAGGCTTGATACCACGAACAACCTTATATTGTGATGAACCAACACCAAATTCAATTTCAACCAGACATGCTTTATTATTAATACTATTAACAAGTTGTGGTTTATTGATATTACGGTGAGGCTTGCCAAATAGAACAAATGACATTGCATCCAACATGGTAGATTTACCAGCACCATTCTGACCTACGATCAAAGTGGAACTAGTTTTATTTAATTCAATTTCAGTAAAGGTATCGCCGGTAGACATAAAGTTTTTCCAGCGAAGGGTTTTAAACCTGATCATGCAATTTCCATAGCTTGGGCTTCAGTGAGAAGATTACGCATAGAGACTTTTAGTTTGTCTTTATCTAAATCTGTATCAACAGCATCCACGTAACTATCAAGTAACTCAGTCGTTTCTTCAACTGATACTGCTTCATCTTCTACATTTTCACCTAAGAATTCATTGAAGTTTTCAGCGATCTTGAGTTCGTGGATCTTCTGTGATTGTATTCTATCAATAAACTTGTCAAATGTAAACAGGTCAGTTTTATTAATTACAACCACTTTAACAAACTTACCATCCAAATGTGATGTATCATACATTTGATAATCATACTTTGTATCGTCATAATTAATACGTTCGAACAATGTATGTGGATTTGCAATAGGGGTTAGTTCACGAGTAGCAGTATCAAGGATATGAAATTTCTTA